ATACGGCTTGAGGTGTTTAATCGCTTGCCCGCGCTGGTACTCAGCGGCGTTGTATGCTTGCGCGGCATTGGTGTGTAAAATCGTCTCCAGTCGGCGCGGGTTGAGCTTTTTACCCAACACCTCGCCATTGTCGTCCGTTACCAGCCCACGGCCATTTGTTGACCACCAGCCTTTTTGGTGCAAGACCTTTTCCATGGCTTGCATGTATTGGCGGCGCGTGGCTTTGCCCTCTAAAAACTGTTCTACTCCGCCGCGCAAGTCTTGCAAAATATCGGTTTTCATGACATGCGCCACCGTAAACGCCTTGGCGTGTGCCGCTTGATGCACCTCTTGCCAGTCCATGCTCAACACATAGCCCTTGCTTTTAAAATACGCAAGGGCTTTTTCGGGTGGCAAGCCAAAGGCAAAACCCAAATCAACTTTGTCCATGGCGGCTCTCAAAGTTCATCTGCGCCCAAACATCCGCCACAAACAGCACCCGCGTCAATGCCTGCGTGAGTTCCTGTGTTTGCATCTGTGGCGCAATCCGCAGCAATTCATCGGCCACATTGTCCACGTCACCGTCTTGGTGAAACGCCTCAACCAGCGGCGCAATCATTGCCAAGAGCGCGGGGCTTAAGTCTGGCATGTCAGCGTTGCTTAACGTGACCATTGGGTTGTGTGCCGCCAGTCCTGCTTTAAGCAGGGCTTTTTGAGCGGTTTGTTGCGCCGTTTTTTGTGGGGTATTTTGCACTTCATTTTGCACTTCATTTGACACGGCGCGGCTTAAAACCGCTTCATCCTTGACCGCCTGCGGAATGCCCAGCTCTTTGTGTACCCACTCCAGCGGAATCTGTACGCCAATGTCCACCAGCTTGCCCAAAGCATCAGACCACACGGTCACATCGGCGGTGTCGATTAAGTCAAACTCAAACCGTGGGCAACGCTCAAACGCAATGTTATGCCCGTTTAACACCAGCAGTGGATAAATCAAATCACGCGTGAGCGTGCCTGCAAGCTGTTTGGCATCTGATTTTACCAATTCTTGGCGCACTTCATTGTGGACATTGCCCAGCGCGTTGGTGCTGGTTTTACCATCGGCTTGTGTGGTGAGCGTGCCGCCAAGAATCGCCTTGCTCATGGCTTTGTCTGCCCAATCGGCCATTGCCAAAAACGGGTCGTGGGTTTTGCTCGCGCCGCTGCTGGCCTGCATAAACTCCACCGTCATGGTGTCGGGCATGACCGCGCTGGCGTTGCGCCCCAGTGCCATCACGGCATTAAATAGGGTTTTTTTCTCCTCAGACGTTGCCCCAATCGGGTATTTGCCCACGCGCACGGGCAAGCCGTAAGTTTCTAAAAACTCTGCCCAGTCGCCCACGCTAAAGTGCTTAAACATATACGGCCACGCCAACACCCGAAACAGACCGGCGCGGGCAACATAGCCCGTTTTGGATTTATGCACATGGCTTATCCAACCAAACGGCTGCAAGGGCTGCGGCTCGCCATTGACCGAGCGCAATAAAAACCTGCTGCGCGTGTCCACGTCCAACGTAAACCACGCCTGCGGGCGGGCGTTAAACGCACTGATGCGCCATTCGTTGGCCACGCGTTGCCACGCCAATTCAATGTGGGCAAACCCATGCCCAATCGCATCAAGCAGGTCGTAACACAGGTCTTCAAAGTCATTCAGATTGCCCAGCATATTTTGCGCCGCTTCGCACGCGCGGGTCTCGGCGGGGGTTGCGTCTGGTGGCGGCTTAATAAACCATTCAATTGCCAACACCGCGCGGCGGCGTTTGGACAGGTCACTGAACAAATGCGCGTCTTTCTCCTCCATCTCCGCAAAAAAATTGTGCTGCTCTGCCAAATCGCCTTGCTCGGCCGACTTAAACATGCTGGCGATTTTGGCGGGCGTGAGCTTTTTAACCGCGTCAAACGTGCTGGGCAAAATACCGTAACGGGTACGGTCATCGGTTTGGGCGGCGTTTAAGGTTTGCGCCGCCAAAGGCTCACCATGTTGATCTAGAATCACTGTACTCATCGTCATTATCCTGTTGTTGGGTTTGCGCCATACGACCGCGCGTATGCTCGCTTTGATACTCCATCACGCCTGCGCCGCTTTGTACCAGCGCCCACAGCATGTGCAGCGCGTCTGGGCCATCATCATGATCGGCTTTGGGAAAGTGGCGCAGCTGGTCGATTAACGTCACATGTGCGGGGTTTAGGCGAATCAAGCCGTTGGCCATGTGTGGTTGCAGGCTTTCAATCCGCAAGCCTTTGTCCGCCACGGGTTTTACTGCGCGGGCTGGCACGGCCAAGCCTTGGATTGCGCTGCGCTTGACCAGCTCGGTTTTTAAAAACTCTTGAAACTGCACGGTTTCCACCGCCCAAATCGCGCAGCGATACTGTTTGTGCAGCGCAATCACGTCTTCAATAATCCGATCGGGCAAACGCTTTTTAATGCTCGCCTCGACCACGTCCAAAATCCCTGTGTTGCGGTTATACCCGCCCACCAAAATCGCCGATGGGTCACGTCCTTGCTTGCCAAGGCTGGGGTCAACCGCGCCGTAAAATACCCATTCATTAAGCCGATTGACCCAAAAGTTAATGCAACCCGCAAAAATCGCGTTTACGCCTTCGGTTGGGTTGTTTTGGTATTCGCTGTCAAACGTGTCGTGACCGTCACGGGCGCGGATTTTCATCAGTTTAAGTACGGGGCGGGCTGACCAGCTCACCTGCGCGCCCGCCAACATCGCCATTTCGTTTTTAAGGTAATACAACTGCGCCACATCTGGACCGTCGTTGCGTAAAATCTCTTCCCATTTGTCCCATGCCGCCATGTCGTGCGGCCAAGCAATCATGGCTTTAAAGCGGGCGGTGTGCCACATGGGGTTATTTAACGTGCGGTTTAACACGCTGTCGTGGTGCAGTACCGTGCCAATCCAAATCACATCACACTTATCGTCCGCGCCCCCCAATTGCATCACGGTTTTTTTGACCCAATTATCGGTTTTGTCGCGCTGGTCTGGGCTGCGCACTTGCTCGTCGTTTTCGATGTCATCCAATATAACCAAGTCAGGGCGCAACGCGCCGTGGCGCAGGCCACGCAGCTTTTTGCCGCTGCCCGCAACCTGTAATTTTGCGCCATTAGCGGTTAAGATTGAGCCTGCTTGCCACACGCGCCCCTGTCCGACTGCGTCTGGAAAATCTGCGCTCAGGCGTGGGTTGTACTCCAGCTCCGCCTTAATCGCTTCGAGCATGGGATAGGATTGGTCGATGGAGTCCATCACAATCACGCCATAGCGTTTGCGCCCCGTCATGACGCACCACAGCGTGAACAGCTGGGTGACCAGCGTTGACTTGGCCTCGCCACGCGGGGCGGCAATCGCGTCGTTTTGGCTGGCATCGGCCGCCACCACTTGTGGCAAGCGCACAAACAAATAGCGGTGTAGTTCGGATTTGTGCGGGCTGCGCACGTAATGCGGAAAGTAGGTATTGAGAAAAAACTCAAACCCCGTCACCGCGTCATTGACCGCCACACGCCGTGCGGCGCTGGCGGCGGGGTCAATATCAAAGCCATCACATTCAGCCTCAATGCGGCGGCGGTACTCGGCGGCTAGGGCGGCAATGCCCGCCAAAAAATCGCTATGCTTTGCCATACAATGCCTCAATCTCACGCCCAAAGCCGTCGAGCAGCTCCAAAAACACAGTCAACACATCGGGGCGGCGCTTTTGGACATGGCTGGCAAACTGCTCAATCACATCCAATGCCACCACGAGGCGCGAGACTTCAGGCAACACGCGGCGGCTGGCGGCGGTCATTTTGTTAAATGCATCGGCCAGTGCAACAATTTTATCGGCGCGCACCACGGGCGCAACATCCGCGTCAGTGGTCAGCTCGTCCATGACGGTGCGGTATTGCACCATAAAGCTCATTAACACATGGCGCGAGACTTCCTCCAGCCCGCCTGCGGTCATGACATAGGCGGTTTTTAGCACGTCCCAATTATCGCCTGACTGCAACGCGTCTTTTTTCCAACGCCGTGCGGTTGCCACGGGCACGCCGTGTTTCTCGGCGGCCGACTCCATCGGCAACTGCTCATTGATAAATGAGGTGCGCACCGCTTTAATGGTGTCTGGTGCGTAAGCCATTACAGACCAAACTTGGCTTTAATGGCCATAATTGCGCCCGATACAAGCGCACCTGACACGCCGCCGCTCAACGCGCCTGCCCACGCGCCGCTTTTGGCGGCCTCATTTTTGAGGCGGTCGAGTTTTTCATTGGCCACGTCCATTTTGCGGCTAATGTCTTTGAGGAGCTTTTCGGTATCATGGTTCATGGTTTGTCTGCCTTGGTGTTTAATCGGTCAATAAACGTATCAATTTTGTTGTCAATACGGTCTAATTTATTCATGGTCATTTCATCGGCGCGGCGCACGTCCTCGCGCAGGGCGTAGTCTTTGAGCGCGTCGCGCAGTTTCTCATTGTCCGTGCGCAATGCGGCCAAGCTGTTTTGCAATGACTTGACCCACAGCCCTCCAAAAAACGCAATCAGCCCCAACAAAATATTAAACGCCATTAAAAACAGCTGTTCGGTATTCATCGTGTGCGCTCCAGCGCGCCCGCACAGCTCACACAGCGTGTGCAGCCTTGTACCGCCCGCTGGCGCGCCAGTGGAATGGGCGCGTTGCAATCGGTGCATGTGGACAAGCTCACGCCGGTGGCGGCGCGCTCGCGTTGCGCTTGTAAGGCATTGGCAATAAAGGCGGATTCTTCATCCGCTGCGCGGTCGACGACGTCAGCCATTATTCGGTCACTTTCAGTACATAATCAATCAGGCCGTTGAGCTGCGCGGCCAAGGTGTGCCGCTCAAAGGCTTCATCGGCATGTTTGAGCAGCACGGCGGCTTGGTCAATTGGCGCGGTGAGCAATGGCACATCATGTGGGCGCTCCAGCAAGCTGGCATCAGGGCGCGGTGGGGCTTGGTACACCACGCGTGCTTGTATTTGCGGCGTTCCACAGCCGCTCAAACTCAGCATCAAAACAACGACGAGCATCATCAACCCCGTTACCCGCCACAGGGTTGAAAAATACGGGCTGCGTGGCCTCAGGGTTGCTTGCATTTGACGTTTGCGCTGCTGGGCGCGCACGCGGTGTGGTTTGGTATGCACGTTTGATTTCCTCTTGTAATTGTTGGTTGGCCGCGCCCAATTGAGCGCGCTGGCTTTGTAGCTGTGCGGCGGCGGTGCTGGACGCTTGGTGCGCTTTGTCGGCGGCTGCTTGCGCCATGGCGCTGGCCAATTGATGCTCGTTGTTTAACTGGGTTTGCAGTGATTGCACGGTGTTCAGTGCCGCATCGCGGCTGTGGCGCAAGTGTTGCATGTAGCCGAACAGCGTGCATGCGCACAGCGCCAGCACCAACCATTTGAGCGGCTTGGCGTATTTTGCCCAAATCAATGCCGGCGCCATCATTGCTCTGCCCGACGGGCTTTGAGAAACTCAAGCCACAAATCCAGCGTATCCCACATCAAGTGTCGCGCAAAGCACAGCGCCGCAATCCCCGCCACGAATCGCCAAAAATCAAGTCTTACCACGCCAAAGCAGACAAATGCCAGCTCAATCAAGCCCACGCATGCCGCGCAGCTTAAGAGAAACCACAAAAAAAGCGCTGATTTACTGGGGCGTTTCTGGTTTGTCATGTTTTTTATGTTTGTCATGTGTTGCCCTCTTGTTGTTGTGCCGTTTGCACGGCGGCTGCGTCTTCACGCAGGGTTAAAAATTTACTCGCCACATTGTGTCCAGCCACCACACCCAAATACAGCCCCAGCATTTCAGCGCTCAGCCATGAGTTGAATGCATACCAGACCACGCAGCCTGTGGCGGTTAAATACGCCACATTGGCCCACAGTTTGGTGTGTGACCAGCGGGCGGTTTCATTCTTGAGCAGGGCTGCGATAAAATCACTCAGACTCATTGCGCCTCCACATATTGCATGTGCGGGTATTCTTTGAAAGGCGCGCCCGGTGCGCCGTACCAGTTCAAACCCAACGCCATGCCAATTTTGCCCGCTTTGGCCCAATGCGGGTGCGACGCATCCCACACCGGCTTGCCGTTAACCAGTGGTACAAAATCAAAGGCCTTGGCAGCAGGCTCGCCTGCTATCATAAAATTATGTTTTGATTGGCCAGCCTTGGCGCGGGTCACAATCGCGCCCGGTTTGGTGCGCCCCTGCGCATACAACGCCGCCTGCTCCGTGCCGCTGCGCCATGTGCAAGTGATTAAAATATCCAACCCAGCCGCACGGCACTGACGCAAAAACGCTGCGCACAACGTTTGTAATGGGGGGTAAAGGTCTTTGATGTCGCGGCTGGCCATGGTTTTAATCCCTAATAAAGTTGACATGTTTTAAAAAAAGCTGCTTGTTGCTAGGTGTTCATTGTCGCGCGGGGACGATAAAAAACCCACTGAGCGGGTGTCAGTGGGTTGGTTTATCTTGCCATTACAAATGGTGTCAAATGGCTTACAAAGATTTTTAAATTAATGCGGTTTTGTTGCCTCATATTAAGGCTTTAAGCCGCCCAGCGCCTCATTGAGTAGGTTTTTGGCATTCAACACAAAATGCGCCTCAAGGATTTCAAGGCACAGCTCAGGTTCAAGCGCGCCCGTGGGGCTAACCAGCTCACCAACCGCCTCAACCGCGCCCAGCATTTGGTTTAACTCAAACAAGACCTGTTTTTGACGCGCCACGCGCTGCTGTAAGTCGCGCACAAAGCTGGCGGATAATGCGGCACTCATATTACACCCCCGCCAATACAAGTTGGGCAGGTGCAGTGCGGGTGCCATTGCGCAGCACGGCCATGCCGTTTAGCAGCCCAGCCGCTTTTAGTTGGGCGCGGTGTTTTGTCACGGTGGTCTCTGAGCAGTCTTTCAGCTTGGCTATTTCAGCGTTGGATAAACCCGCCCGCAACAAACGCACCACATCACGCGCCATGGTGGATGCTTGCAGCAGTGCTGCTTGTGCCGCCGCCAGCTGGGCTTGGTGGGTTGACCACTGCTCAATCGCCCATGCAGGCACAGCATCGCGGTGTTCTTTTTCCATTTCGATAAAGTAACGGCGGGCAGCGCGGCCGATTTCTGAACGCTCGACCATGCACAGTTCTTTTGCCATGTCTAGGGTGATGTGGTAATCAATCTTACTTTCACCAAACCAGCCGCTAACCCCCGTACTTAATTGCTTCCCATTTTTGGGAAGTGGTTCAACGACAACAAAATCTTCATTTTTTATGAAACCAAAATCTTCAACACGACGGACAATCCAAGTGCTAAACTTGGTTTCCACTCGAAGATGCGCATGCAATTCTCGCGCGTTGATAAGGGTTGCTTCTTGTTGATTGATGGTGCCAGCGAATGCGGCAATAGATAGATGATTCACGATGTTGCTCCTTTTGTCGTTCAAAATTCGCCTCTTTGTTCAGAAGAGGCGGCCAAGCACTTGAACACCGCAAAAGGACGGCCAGTAACTTTCCCCGAAGGTATTGTATCGTTACTCGCTGCTCGGCCATAGGTAAACTATGGACGTAAAAAAACCGCATAACTCTCGGGTGCGATTGCCGCCTTTTGTTCGTGTGTTCAGCACTTGCGGCAATCATAAACCCATTCGCAAAACAAAAGCAAGCACATTTTGCACTTTATTTTGCACTGCTATCTAAAACAACCCACCCGCCTCGCGGCGGGTGGTTGTTTTATTTCTTGGCGGCTGCGCCCTTG